GCAAATATGTTCTAATCTCTCAATGTGCTCATAGGCACGCCATGGACTTGTGTCAATGGCTACTACTCCGTGGCCTTTGATTCCTACAATGTCATATGCAATATTACCGTCTTTGTCTAATTGTAAGTTCTTATGGCATTGGTCCGCAAGCTCTTGACTAATCGGAGGTACATCGCCTACGTTAGGTGCTACCTTTGTATAACGGTTAAGTTCAGGGAACGCATCGCTAATCTTACTTAGGTCAATACCGGCGTGCATGGCAGCAATACAGTATGTAGGATGAACGTGTACCACAACTCGTACATCATCTTTGTGTTGACCCATTTCACGTTGTAAACCAAAATGTAACGGTAGTTCTCCACTGGGCTTTAGATTTGCGCTGATATCAGTATATGCTAATTCTTTACTTGCATGATACAGACGAGGCGGTTGATCATAATAACCTTTTTCGATTCCAATCTTCTTAAACTGATCGGGCTGTAGTGTTTGCTTACGCACACCACTCGGTGTAATGTAGAAGTGGTCACGGTCGTGATGACGAATGCTAACATTACCGTCACGGCTAGTAATCCAGTTACGCTTATAAGCGTCTACCATAATATCACATATCGTTTCTAACATTAATATGATCCCAGTTAATAATTTTCCATTGATTTTCTAAATACTTTTTCTTGTCTGCTTGATAGTCTAGTGCCCAGGCATGTTCCCACCAATCAATTAATAGAACGATATCTTTCTTAATCTCGTGATTTGTAATTGTTTTAATCTTGCCGTCGTCAGCAAGATACACCCATCCACTACCTTGTACTGCCATTGCCGTCTTAGCAAACGCTTCTTTAAAAGCGGCAAACGATTTATAGTGCTGTTCAATAAACGCTAAGATTCCACCGGTTGGGTTATTCGAGCCCATGGGTGCTTGATACTGTTGAAATAGAATGTTGTGTAAGAATACGCCTGCTTCATTGAACGTAGGATCACCTTCGTTGTTGTTATAGCGTTCAGCGTATGTCTTTGCCAACTTGCCGTAATGGTAGTTGATTGTATCTTCTGATATAGCAGGTGCTAACTCATTGGCATCATAAGGTAGACTTTTAATTTCTAACTTATGAGGTTTGCCTTCATTTAACACGTTTCGGATAAAACTGTAACTCATAATTTGCACGACTCGCAGTCATCTTGATCGTCAAAGTTAATAGGGTCTAACATAGTTGGAGCATCTTCTGCTACTTGTTTACTACCTGCCTTGTTAATTAGACTGTAGTAGAATGTTTTCAATCCCCACATATGTGCCTGCATCAAGTTCTTAGCAATCAATGTAGTTGGTACTTTACGATCCGGGAAGTGTGCTGGATTGTAGAATGTGTTAGTACTAATTGATTGATCAGTGTAGGCTGCAATAACAGCCGCTGTCTTCAAGTAGCCTTCACAGTCTTTCTGTTCCCACATTAGTTGATATTTGTTCTTTAGTTTAGCGTACTCGGGTACAACTTGTGTAAACGAACCTGCCTTACTTTCTTTTGTACTGATCAAACTCATTGGCAGTTCAATACCGTTAGTTGATCCGATAACAACTGAGCTAGACTCTACAGGAGCAACAGCACCGTTAGTAGCATTACGAACACCGTACTGGATCATAGCAGCACGTAACGTTTCCCAATCTAGTTCCGGAGCAAAGCTAGTTAGCTCGTTAACACCTTTAGCACGATGTTCCCACGGAAATGTTCCTTTACCGTAACGTGTGTGATCTGAACCTAAACACTTGCCGCGTTCTTTAGCCAACTCAACTGACATCTCTGTCAAGTAGAAGCTTTGATGTTCTTGCCATGTCTTAACTTCTGCAAGGGCATCCTTGTCGCCATACTTCAATCCACGCTTGGCATGCCAGTAGGCCAAGTTAGTAATGCCAATGCCTAGTGGACGGATTTCTTCGTTGCTTAATTTACTTTGAATGCTCAAGAAGTCTTGGTAGTCAAGAATGTTGTTCAAACTACGATGTAGAATCCTACATGCTCTACGCATGTCTTCCGGATTACGGAAAGCACCCCAATTGATAGAACCGAGAGTACATAACGCAATGCGTCCCTCAGGGTCGTCTAATCGTTTGAAAGATTTAGTAGGCAGTAGGATTTCGCAACACAAGTTACTTTGATAAATTGTGTGATATTCTGGGTCGAACGGACCCTGGTTCATAACGTTGTCAATGAACACTAGATAGATACGCCCTGTATCAGTGCGCTCTTTCAAAATGCCCGACTTGAATACTTCTTCAGCGGACATTGTCTTCTTACGTAGACCCGGAGTCCTTTCGTATTTCACATAGAGCTGTTCGAACAGCTCTGTGTTCTTGTAGAATGCTTCGTACAAGTCTGGTACTTCATTTGGATCGAAGAACGTAATGTCTTCTTTATTCTTAAAACGTCTCCAGAAAAAGGCCGACAAGACGACTCCATAGTCCATGTGTCTAACACGGGTTTCTTCTGTACCTTGATTGTTCTTGAGAACAATGAGATCATCAAACTGATGGTGCCAAATAGGATAAAAGACAGTAGCACTAGCATTACGGATTCCACCTTGACTACAACTCCTTAAGTCACCGAACCATTTCTTCAGGAATGGTATCATACCTGTGTGCATAATTTCACCACCACGGATGGGAGCACCTAATGGACGTAAGCGTCCGATTTCTAAACCAATACCAGCACGTTTGCTAGCATACTTGGCCATCATCTCGCCAGATGCAAAGATACTATCCAGATCATCATCGCTACGAATAAGTACGCAGCTACTAAACTGTTTGGTTGGTGTGCCAAGCCCAGCCAGCACAGGAGTAGCAAGAGTAAACAAACCATCGCTTGCCGCATTGTAATATTCTTTGATGAATCGCATTCTCGCTGAATTCGGTTCTTCTTTGTGAAATACAGTAGCGGCCGCGACCATGTATCGAATCTGTGGAGTTTCATATGTTTCCTTTGTAGCACGATTGCGTACTAGATACTTTTCGATTAATTGCTCAATAGCCGCATACGAATAGTCTTCGTCTTTTTCGTGATCTAGCATTTCGTTCATGCGATCCCACTCATCTTCAGTATACCATTCTAATAGCTCAGGAGTGTATAATCCGATCTCTATGTTCTTCTTAACGATAGTATATAGGTGAGGAGGTTCGTATGAGCCATATACATCTTTACGTAGCATTGACAATCGTTGTTTGCCTGCTACATTTTGATAGTTTACATGACCGACATCTGGATTTGATTCTACGTCAATCAAATCAACAATCGCACGTAGAGTAATTTCATCAACTTCTCTAGTTGTAATACCATCGTAAAAGTGCGGTTGCGCTTTGATTTCAATCATCGATTGACTAACATCTGCTATGCCCTTACAAACCTTTGCGATTTGTGTCTGCCATTTTTCGATCATTAATGGCTCTTTTTTCCCGTCTCTTTTGATTACAGTTATAGTTGTCATGTGTTAAAATTCTAATATAGGACGTATTTAGTGGAGAGTCTTCATGTTGTAAATCTTTTGTGTTTTCAAAGACTTAGGAAGGTCAACAGCATCAATCCAACCGTCATCATACCCATATACTTTATCGCCTACGAACAACAAATAATACACTGTTTTATTGATACTGTCAAATGATACGGTTATTTTAGGGTTAATAAATTTAAATCGATCTGTTAACTGTAGAGTATAACACATTCCTAATATTAAATTGAATTCACAATACTCATTTTCGCTAACTAGTTCCCAAGGCGTTGGCCATGTGGCGCTGTCGTATGGGTCTGTATAGATTTTGACTCGTGGAAGTCTTAAGAAAAATTTAGAAACATCTTCTAATGGTTGAGTTGATGTTTCTAAATGTTGCCTGAGTTGGACCCAGGCGGCGAGTTGTCGCTGAACTACTTTTTCGTCGGCTAGCATTAGCTGATAATTTTATATGTGTATGTAAATCTGTATCTTCCACACCATTGGGAGATGATT